AACACCGCCATCAGCGTCATGAAATAACTGATGGTGACTAGTGCTACTACGTTCTTTAAGCCATAGAAAATCTGGTGAAAACCCTACTCCTGTTATGCTTTGACTTGAGCCATTACCTGTATACAAAACAGTATTAAAATATTCACTCCCATCATCAATCGTAGGGGATAATTCAGTTGCTAGGTTTTGAGTACATAGTGCAAGATAGCCAGAGGGTGGTGCGTAGTAGAAATCACCATAGCCATTTCCGTCTGCGTTTCCTTGAGCAGTCACTGTTCCTGCAAAATCTCCATCTTGACCAAAATTTAAAGCCATAGCAGAGCCATAAGAATTTACAAAAGGAGCATATCTTTTTGAGGTATCAAGACCACTATACGCAACTCCTTGACTTGAGCCATTTTTATAAAATGTCAATGTTCCATTATCAGCATCATAAGCCACACCAATAATATCTGTAGATGCATAAGTAGCACCATAATCTACATAAGTTGTGTTATTGTATTTTTTTGCGTTTTGAGCATAAGTCCATTTATAAGCACCATTAGCACTATTAGCAGTTTGCTCACTATCTACATCTTGAATACCTATAAACCAATAACTACCTGTTGGTCTTACTTCCCAATACCATTTACCTGCAGAAAATGATTGAGTGCCTGTGACACCATTAAACCAATTAGCACCATTAGTATAATAAAGATTACCTTGCTTTAATTCACCATTTACTACATTAAGTGAATTTAAGGTAGGAAAGTTATTAGTAGGTGTATCTGTCATTTGGTCAGTATCACTGAAATTAGTAGGGGTGAAGTTATTACCATTACCAGAACTATCAGCACCAAGACTACCACTGTTTTCAAAATCTAAATAAAAACCATTTGTTCCGTATGTGCCTGTGTATTCTTTGGGTTTCCATATACCTGAAGAAGAATCAAATTCACCAAAGTCTGTAGGTGCTTTTGCAGTTCCGTCTATGAAATGAACTTCTGCCATGTAGCCATCTAAAAATTCACCTGTAGCACTTGTTAGATATCTAGCTCCAATAGTATGTATTACATTGTTATTAATTGCAGGTTCAAAATTTTGGTCAGGGTGTGAGCCTCCTTGAGAAGTAGCGGCTTGTTCCCCATTGATATACATTTTAACCCTATTAGCTTCTGTAGCTTGAGTTGTATCAAATACAACCATGAGGTGATACCAAGCTGAAACATCACGAAGAAGTGCAGTTGTTGTTTCTATGGCAGCGGCATAACCTGTCACCCTAAATGTATCATTTGAGTCTAAATCAATACTAGTATAACCACCTTCATTATTACCACCATATGCCATGAATAATTTTTGTGTTGTACTAATATTGCCTCTTTTAATCCAAGCACTCCAAGTCCAAGTTTTTCTATTACCTGCACTACTAGGTGTTCTTGTTAAATAAGCACTATCACCATCTTCAAATCTTAGGGAATTATCAATGCTATAACCTGCGACTGCACCATTCCCACCTAGAATTGGGAATGTCATTATATCACCTCTGGGAAACTAGCTAAAGGTCTTGAGGTTGTATTTGTATCTTCGTCATATACCCAAGTGAATAAAGTTTTTAAAGCGTCAACAGTAGTACAAGCGTTAATCTGTGTTTCCATTTCATTTGATTTTGCTCTTACATTTGTTCTGTAAGTTGCAACATCACTTGGAACATTATAATCAGATACTTCAGTTGCTTTGACTACATGCCAATCAGTAGGGGATAGTAGTCCACTTGCCTGTTGTTTGATTTTGTTAATCTCTAATCCTTTTAATCCGTATTGTTTAATATCACCGACTTCTTTATCACTAGGTATTTCATCACCATCTTCAAATAGAATATCATTTAAAGGTTTTGCAGTTGCAGTGCCATAGCTTCCTGTGACAGTACCACTATCAAATACATAAGTAATATTTGTATTAATATAAAACTCTTCATCTTTTCTATTAGTGCTATCTATTTCTACAGTATAGATACCGATAGCATTTCTTTCTGCTTCGGTCCATAAACTATAAATAGTTTTAGGATATTGATTATCTCCTATTGTAATTCCTTTGTTTCCTTTAGGGAATTGTGTGATTGTTCCTGATTCTACTAATGCAAACATATTTACTCCTATGATAATGTTAGGTTAAGATTTCTACCTACCTCTAAAAACTTTGCTCCGTTATATCTAAATACAAACAAATCACCTTTAGCTGCTGTTGTAGTTAGTGTCGGTGCGGTGTCTGCTGTAAACTCATATGCAGCATTGAATGTAACTGTTCTTGAACCTGTGCCATCTTGAATAATTAATAAAGATACAAACTGTCCTGTTTGTGCATTGGTTCCTGCACCTAATGTTCTATTACCGCCTAGTGTTACTTTAGCTACAGATGATGTAGATACATCCCATGCTATTGTAGATGCATCTGTTAGTGTAGCCTCTGGAAAAAATGCTGCTCTAGTAAATGATGAATATCCTCCATCATTAAAGTTTACTAATTCATTTCCATCAAACTGTTTTATAATTATGTCTTTAGCATCTGTCATAGGTTGTACTACAGTATCTCCACTAGAAGTAGCAATCTTAATGTGGTCAGCACCATTTAATTTAATATCTATTTGGTCATCTGTATCTGCTGTAATACTTGTATCACCATCAACATCTAAGATTAACTCTTCACCATTGATGTCTCTGTTCATTGGTCCACCCACTGCACCAGATATTTCTACAATAAAGATTGCTGCTCCACTGGCAGGGGCTGTCGTAAATGTAATAGCCGTACCACCTGAAGATAATGTATAATCTGTTCCTGCTTTTTGTATAACACCATCGTGAGATACTAATAGTTGTGCAGGAGAACCTACTTGTGTTCCTAAAGCAAAGGCTGTATTAGAACCATTATAAGTATTACCACTGGTGTCTAAGACAGTGAATGTTCCGTTTTTAATTGATTGTCCTATGTATGCCATTATTTTAATACCTCTGTTGGAAATTGGTATGCTTCTACTTTTTCTACTGTGTCTAAGCCATTTGTAGCATCCCTTAATGCTTGTCTATAAGTAGTCATCGCACTAGACATTGTTAAATCACTACTACTAGTCCAATCTGTCTCTGCTAATAATCTGTTTCTTTTAGTTCTTAAATTGCTTAATGCTCTATCTAATGCACCATCATTCCATGCCTTTTCTTCTGCTTGTTTTAATGCTAATTCTTCAGAAGTCATATCTTCTACGACTGGTGTACCTAATCCAATGACTGTAACTTTTTTCATTATTCTTTAATCCCCCAAACTTGTATATCAGCCAAACTACCATTACCTGTATTTTGAGTTAGTTGAATTCCATCAAAAGAAGTTGTGGCATCAAAAGTTATACCACCCCTGTGAAATTGCTTTGCTCCCCCATTATGCTTAGAATTAAAATTAGTTGTAACCATTGTATAGTAAGATGTACTAAAAGGAGCAAATATATACATAAAACCTTGCATACCTTGTGAATCTGTCGCTTCCAAATCTTGAGCTAGAACACCAGAATTACCATTTGCATTATTTGTGTTTGCAGTACTACCATCCTGATAATTATATCTTATATAACTTTGATAATTAGCTTCTGAGTTTGTTGAGCCTCCTGTTCTAAATTTTAAATGACATTGATTACCATCAGTCGCTATTGCATATTTAAAAGTCACAAAATAATTTAAATATGTAGCACTAAAGCAACTATCTAAACTATAACTTCCTAAGTCTGAAGTGCTTGTCAAAGAACCTGTTTTTACAAATGTTGATGGTGTACCACTTACTGTACCTGTGAAGGCAAAGTTATCACTTAAATCTATACCTGTTGATGCTACTGTTGTTTTACTCATCTATCCTCCTATGGTTTAGTAGGCCAAGTTGCACCTTCACACTTAGCTACTGTATCTTTTCCTGCAGGTAAGTCTCTTAGACTTTGTCGATATGTTTTCATATCATCACTAAGAGTGCTATCTGATAAAGCTAGATAGTCTGTCTCTGCTAATAATCTGTTTCTTTTATTTCTTAATTCAGCCAAGGCTCTAGCAGGTGCTGCGTCAGCCCATGCTTTCTCTTCAGCATCTCTGGCTGTTTCTTCGTCTGCTGTGAACTGTACTTTAGTTCCGTTTATATTATGATATCTTGGCATTGTTTCTCCTTAATTTATTCCATACATTTCTATTGTACCTGAGTCTATGTTTCCGCTAGGAAACTTAAATTGTATTGCGTTTATAGCACTAGTGGTATTAAAATATCCTCCGATATAAGCATTGTCTGAAAAATCATCACTACCTCCATCAGATGCTGTTTGTGTGGTGGACAAAAAATTTTTTACAAATGTAGTGCTGCTTGGGTCAAA